TTGACGAGCCATAAATTAATACTTTGTTTTACCTAGTGTAACAGCAGCGTTTTGTGACGTAAAGTCTTCAGAAGTCCAGATAGAAGTAGTATTATCCTCCTTCTTATAGGCTTTGATAATTTCTAAATGTTCTACGTTTCTTTTGACAGTATCTTTCTGCTCATCTGTCAGAGATGATAATGCAGCAAGAGTATTTATAAGAGTTACGCTATCTCCAGCACTTGTGAAGATTGTAGCGATTTCATCTGTGGTACGTTCGGCCATAATAATTTAAGTTTGTTGTAAGTAGTTTACCCTGCTTCTAGGGCTTGTACTCTAGTTGATAACTCTTTTATAGCATTTACTAATATAGGAATTAATTGATCTCCTTTAAATTTTAAATTATCTGAATCTTTACTATCAATAATTACACTATCAACCCCTTCCAATGCAAGAATATCTTGAGCATAGAATCCATATCTTTTATTACCATGCTTTTCATCAGAATCACGATTTTTTCTAAACCAGAATGATTTTGGTTTTAATTGATTTACGAAATCTAAACCATGAATAACATTACCATCTTCAATTTTATCTCTTTGGTCTGAGGTAACTGTAAATGATACTTTAATATAAGCATCTGTATGATAATTATTACCTATACAAATTACATTACTTTGTGTTGTCAAATTTCCTGATGGAGCAAGACCCCTTCCAGCAGCATATCCAAACGCAGCATTATTGGTTCCCGTAGTAAGGTCTTGTAATGATTGAGAACCAACAGCAACGTTTAGACCTCCAGTAGTAGTAGCATCCAAAGTTCTGTAACCAAAACCACAATTTCCTTGAGCAGTAGTAACACCCTCACCTGATGTATGTCCGAAATAACAATTTTCGTTAGCAGTTGTACCACTTGTACCAGCGTTACTACCTACACAAACATTATATGCACCAGTAGTAGTAGATAAACCTGCTTGGTATCCGATATAAGTATTATTAGATGCTGTAGTAACAGATGCACCAGCGTTTGTGCCAAAGAAACAACTTTCTTGACCTGTAGTTACAGCAGAACCAGCGTAATAGCCAACAGCGGTATTACCATTATTCGTTGCACGGAATAAGCTATAATTTCCAATAGCAACATTTTTATCACCACTAACATTATAATAACCTGCACCATCACCAATATATGTATTATCTTCTGCTGTTGTTAAATTACCTCCAGATTGAAACCCTAAGGAGGTATTTCTAAGCCCAGTTGTTATATTCATAGCACTGTTTGCTCCCATGCAGGTATTTCTATCACCTGTTGTAATTGCAGTCCCAGTGTTATACCCAATTAAGGTGTTATTATATGCATCAGTACCAGTGAAGCTATCGCCAGCATTAGTTCCACCAACAGTGTTGTACTGAGAATCAGAACTTAAACCTCCTCCTCCACCTGATTGAGCAGCCCATGTTAAACCACCAGTATTTCCTGACTGAGCAGTTAATACATAACCATTAGTAGGTGTATTACTAACTTTTAGATTTGCTTCATCAACTACGTTATCTGCAATAGTTAAAGCAGTTGACCCTGTTACTTCACCAGAATGTGTTGCATTAGTTGTTTTAGCTGTATTAGCAGCTATTTCTGTATTTATAGAATTAGCTAGTTTATCAGCCGTTACAGCATCATTTATTATTTTATCTGTTGTTACAGCATCATTAGCTATTGTTAATGAAGTCGAACCAGTTACATCACCTGTATGAGTAGCATTACTAACTAAGGCATTAAGTTTGGTATGATCTGCGTCTGTAAATACATTACTGTCAGATGCTGCTTCAACAGCAGCTCTAACTTCTGCGTTAGATAATTGTGTGTTGGTATCTGTAGGTGTTGCAAAACTTAAACCACCATTAGAATCTGTTTTCAAGAAACCACCATTTACAATACTGGATGGCAAAGTTAACGTATAGTTTTGTGCTGCACTATGAGGTGGTGATTTGATTTTTACGCCATGAGCGCCTGTTGAACACGCAAGTTCTAGTGTTCCATCAATACTATTAGTATTATCACCTTTGATTTTGACTACACCAAATTCACCGTTTGGATTAAGAACAATATCACCGTTAGCTGTGCTTGTAGTAATCTCACGAGCTTGAACATCTAAGTTACCACCAAGTTGTGGTGTAGTGTCTTCTACAACATTAGATATACCTGATCCTCCTCCCCCTCCAGAAACGGCAGCCCAAGTTAAACCTCCAGTATCACCTGATTGAGCCGTCAGGACATAACCATTGGTAGGTGAGTTACTAACCTTTAAATTAGCTTCATCAACTACATTATCTGCAATAGTTAAAGACGTACTACCAGTAACTTCACCTGTGTGAGTTGCGTTAGTAGTTTTAGCCGTATTAGCTGCTATAGCTGTATTTATAGAGTCAGCTAACTTAGCGTCAGTAACTGCATCGTCAGCTATCTTAGCTGTAATAACTGCATTATCTGCAATTTTAGCTGTAGTTATAACGGTGTTATCTATAGTAAAAGTACCACCAGAATTACTGACAGTTATGTCTCCTTTATCTCCATCTGTAACTCCTCCTCCAGCAGAGTCATCAGCAATAATAAATTTAGAACTTGATGCTTGATACTTAAGAATTTTATTATCAGCTACACCTGTTGTATCTACATCAGATAAACCATTTAATCCTGTAACCAAAGTTGGTTTATTCAGTATTTGTGAATCTCCAGAACTAGAGTTCCAATCAGCATTAACATTAACTTCTGCTCCATCTGCTACGTTTAACATGGTGCGTAAGTTACTTGGAGTTATCTCTTCAATTTCTCCAGCGCCACTAGTATCTCGACCTAAAACTCTATCTGTTGATGATACGTTTTGTATTTTTGTATAAGTAATAGATTCATTATCAATTGTAAAAGTTTCACCTGAATTACTAACAACTACATCTCCTTTGTCACCATCACTTATTAAATTGCCAGAAGATGTTTTTTTCCAGACTGTACCATTATGGGTATAATCAACACCATTTAAATTATATGTGTCACCATTGCTAGGACTAGATGGGAAATCAAAAGCAGCCATTTTTATAAAACTCTTGTAGAATCTAACATTTACATCTTACCAAAATTTCAATTAATAAAAAGTTTTCATTGTTATGAATTCTCTAAAGCTGTTACTTTTGCTTCTAATACTTCAATTTTACCTACAGCTTCTTGTAATGCTTTTGTTAAAACTGAAACTATTGCGTCAACACGTAATGATTGAATTTGATTTGTTGCATCTTTTTCTCCATCAACAGCACTTGGGATAACTTCTGCAACTTCATGTGCTATAAAACCTTCTCTTTTAACTCCATCTGCTACAAAACTAAAATTTGTATTATCTGTAAATTCGTAATTAACAGGTCTTAACTGTTTAATTTTGTCTATACCTGATGCTGTTTGAGTTGTAATATCTTTTTTAATTCTGTAATCAGAAGAAACAGAAATTGTTCCATGTAAGGCACTATCTATGTAAAGGTTAGCTGCCGTACCTGTCCAATGAATATTAAAAGCGTTGTTAAATGTTGTACTTCCTATACCAGCTTTAGTAGCAAAACCATTTGCCATTATGACACCCGCATGTACGCTTGTACTTTCTAAGTTGGCAGATGTGTGACCTAACCAGTAAAAACCTGCGTCTTCTAAAATTCCCCACTGTACAACATCATTAGTAACAGAAGGACCTTTTACAAAACCAAAAGCTCTACCATATAGTTTCATGTAAGCCTCACCGTCACCAGTGCCGCCACCGTAAGAATTAATTCTGCCGTCAAAGTCGTTATCGTAACCAGAAGAATGAAAATCAATAAACGAATCAGTAAGTTGAGCAGTATTGTTTCCAGTAGCATTGTTAGTACCTACGATAAAAGCTCCTTTGGGTACACCTACTGTTGCTGCAATTATTTCATAGGCCCCCATACCGAGAGTATTACTACCGCCTTCGCAGACTAATCTGGCATCATAGTCAATATTGTTACCAGAGGAATGAAAATCAATAAACGAACCAACTCCTGTTGTTGTATCTTCGGGATCTCCTATAGCAAGAGACTTGTTTCTTATTTCAACCGTACCTGCGACAATTTCTAAAGTACCTTGACCATCATTAGAGTTACCACCTCTTGATATGATTCGAGTATCATAATCATTATTGTTAGTACTACTATGAAAGTCTATAAACCTGTCTACCGTTGAACTTGCAGCATTTTGTCCAAGCTGTAAACATCCACCATTATCAACTCTATATATTACGTTGCCACTAGAATCTGTATATTGAAAAGGATTTTCTACAGTAGCATAAGCGGTAAAGCCACACACAGTGTTTTGAGCCATGAATCCATGCTGCCAAGATGCATTACTTGTAGAAGTTCTAGCAATAAATCCACACTGACCATGTCTACCAGCGTTGCCAGCACCATCATTAGCACCACCTAAATTAACAGCATCAAATCCCCAAACTCTATTAGCTGTATTAGAAAATAAATTACTTGAATCTGCTTTATAATTTCTTATTCCTAACTCAAAACCACAAGCTTTTTCAGCATAACCACCATTATAAATATGTACGTTTGCATTATGTGCCCATACTTTTTTAAATCCAATAGCAAAACCATCAGTTCCTGAAGGAGTGCTAGTAGAACTAGGTGCTGTACCAGAACTTGTATATTGATACCAACCAGTTTGTATGTTTATAGTTTGACCGTTAGAACTCCAACTACTAACAACACCAACATAAGGTGTACTGTGTTTTGTATCTATGATCATACCTTTACGGTATCTTTTTAATACATCAGCAGAAGGAGCAGCAGTTAAGGTTACAGAAGTTGCAGCATAACTTGATACTGAACTTAAGTTTAGTAGAGGTAAGGCATTTTCATTATCAACATATAAACCAACTGAATCTCTATCTTGATAAAGAGCTAATTGATTAGGTGCAGTAACACCTAAGATTTCAGCATTAACACCATCACCACCACCTAAAGTTGTTGATGATCCTACATTAGCTCTAATAGCATAAGTAACAGAATAATCTGTAGATCCATGCTGATAATTATTTATGTTGAATTGACCTTCTCTTACTAATTCACCATTTAATTTATTATTAGAACCACTTGTAAATTTTGCAGCTTGATCAATAATATAAACAACTTCTCTATTATCAGTATCGACTAAATTAGCAATATTATATGTACCAGCAGGGATATAAACTTTACACATATCTGCTCTTGGTAAAGCTGTTCCTTCTACACCGTCAATGTTATTAATAGCATCAGCAGCTTTTACAGCATTAGAAAAAGCAGTCGAATCATCTGTACTTCCATCTCCTGTAGCACCATAATCTTTTACAGAAGATATTTCTTTTAATTTTGTATTAAGAGTTCTAGCTGTAGCACCAGTACCTGTAGGAGTGAAATTAGCAGTAGCACTTTGTTCTAAACTCAAAAGCTTAGAATAATCACTAGCAGACATAGAACCTGCTGCAGATGCTGAAGCAGCACTGATACTAATAGCTGGTGTAGAACCACCAGAAGAAATTATAGGACTAGTACCTGTAACTAAACTAACACCACTACTTCCACTACCACCACTACCACTAGTTGCAGATGTTATTCTTCCTTGTGCGTCTACAGTAATATTTGTATTTGAATATGATCCAGCAGTAACGTTAGTGTTAGCAAGTTTATCTGCTGTTATAGCATCATCAGCTACTTTTGTTGTCGTTATAGCGTCATTAGCTACTTTTGTTGTCGTTATAGCATCGTTAGCTATTTTTGTTGTTGTTATAGCATCGTTAGCTATTTTGTCTGTTAAGATAACACCGCTATCAATTGTAAAAGTTTCACCTGAGTTGCTTACAGTAATATCACCCTTATCTCCATCTGTAATTCCTGAACCACTAGACGAACCTGAACCAGAACCACCAGATGGACCTGAGCCACTAGATGAAACAGCTACCCATTGTTGTGAATTTGTATCGTCATAATAAACATGAAGATCACCATCTGTATCATTCCACCACAGATCACCAGGAGAAGGACTTAAAGGAGCAGTTGATGAAGTCGTGACAGAAGCACTAGAACCACCATCAACAATCTCTTGCATACTAAACAAGAGTTGATTTGCATTGTTATCAAGATCTACTTCTGTAAGAACACTACCGTCATTAAAATCTACCTTTTTAGAACCGACATTAGTATCTCTTTGAAACTTAATAACAGCATTATTAGCCGGCTCATTACCACTGGTAAATGTTATCTGTGAAGCACTGGTAAAAGTGTAGTGGGTGCCAAGAGTTTTTAATACACCATCGACAGTAACATCTACTTCAGCTTCTGATAGATACAAGAAGGAGATATTAAAGGGTCCAGCAGAACCGTTACCAGTAAGGTCTGTAAAAGATGCAGCAGTGTTAGTAGCCATAATTAATTAGAAGACAAGGCTCTGATTTTTTGAATTTCATCATTGTATTTATTATATATCTCTAACTTTTTATTTCTTTGTTTGTTTTTAGTATCTGCTGGTTGTTTTTGTATCCAAGCATCTTCTCCTTCAATAATGTAGTAGTTATTAATTTTATTAAATTCTTTTGTTAATAATTTAACTGCTAATGGTGAATTTAAAATTCCATTATTTCTAATTACTTCTATATTTTCTTTGTAAAATGTACTGTTAATAAATCTAGTCATAGCTTGTTTTATGTTCCTGTTTCCATATTCTTGCGACTCTGGAATTATGGTATTTATTTCTTTTCTGACCTCTGCATATTCTGTTGTAGTTAATTTAAAAGGTTCTATTTCACTTGATGTTGCCTTACCAGTAAATACA